ATAAAACTCTATAGCCTATATCAAGCCAATGATTTGCCAGACACTTAGCAAAAGTACTCTTACCTTTTCCTGATGGTGCTATAACCGCATGTACAGCGCCTCTGAAAAAGCCACCGTCTTCGGTATACCCCATCACTCTATTTAAAGACTTGAATTGAGTTGGTACAAAATCTGGAATATCCAATAAATTAGAAGCTCTACCAATAATATCATAACCAGTAGTAAGCTTACTAAAAGGATCATACTTTAATTGATTCTCTATATCTTTAATCTGAGAAGTTAAGATATTGATTCGATCAATATCATCTTGTGATTTTAGGCCCTTTTTATTAATAAGTATCTGCAGCTCTTGTAAATAATTGAGTTGCTTTCTTTTATTTGCTTTGTGCTTTACGAGCTCTAATACTGACTCTTTATTAGACGCTTCTACACTCAGAATCAGCTCCAGCATTATAGATACACCAACGGCACCGCCGAGTGCATCAAATATTTCAGTCTCCGAAGAAAGCCATGACTTAAACGCAATTGGGTCGACTTTATTTAATCCTGTTGATCTATGGAAGCTCAATAATGCGTTATAAAACTCATGAATTCCTTTTTCTCCATGAATTGCACCCACTAGATCATTTGATAAGTTATCATTAAAAAATGAAATAGCATCAGGCTCATTAAATGCTAGAGAAAATATTTGATATTCTAAAGGAACTTCTTTAGTTTCAATAGAATCACTTGCAATCATTATTAGTTTCCCTTGTGCTTTCTATACAAACTTTTTTTGTATTCAGAATTCTTTTTCTTCATGGTTTTATAAAATTCATTAGAAGTGATAGTCTTCTTTTCTTTCTTAGGGGATTCAATCTTTGGAGATTCTCTTATCGCCTCTAAAAGTCTATTGCAAACATCTAATTCATTCAATGAATCATTATACCTAAAAACTACCAGAGCAATATCATTTTCTTTGCACCATTCTGTTTTTTTTATATCTCTTTTTTGAGCTTCCTCAAACTCATATTTAGAATCAAAAAATCTACCAGTATAATAAAAATGCTGTCTACCATGAAACTCTACTGCTAGCTTATATGCTGGACAATAAATATCTAACTTCAACTTTTCACCAATATGGTATTCGTTAATAATTTTTTCTCCTGGTATTAATTTTTTTAACATAAGAGTTAAAGCGGTTTGACCCCTAGACATTTTACGCCTAGAGGTCTTTAACCAATTTAATCCAAGTGAATTAATTTTTTTATTTAAAACTGCAATATTAATATCTAATTCTTTAGCTATTTGATTTAAAGTAAGATCGCTATCAAACAATAAATCAATTAAAAATTCAATATCATCTTCTTCTATTTTTTTATTATTTTTCATAGCGATGTTTTATATAAGTTTATTGTTTTACCTAAATCTACTATTGACATATTCAAATTATTCCAAATTTTGGACATTAATGCTAAGCCAAAAACACCACAATCTAACATACAGTAGTCAACTCCGCCGTCAAACTCACTTAACTGAGCATAAACTGAGTCCAGTCTATCATAATGACTGCCAAATGGAACTGATATCACATGAGTATTATAACCTAAATGTTTCTGAACAAGTTTTTTATCATGAAAAGATACGGTAACAGTTTTAGAATTTTTAACAAAGAAATCCATAATTGAATTATAAACCTCTTTATTATTCAGAAAATAATACTCAAACACATTAGAATAATAATATTGATCATTTTTATTTAAACCAATTTTAAAATGCTTATTAGCTTCAATTTCAGGAACTAAAGTATGAGAAACGGCTTTCATGACTTTCTTATCATTATTTTTTAATGACGCAAGTATATTTTTAGCAAAATAGGAAGGAAAAGAATTATCGCTATTTTTGCTTAATCCAACAATTGAAGATTTCGGAACATTAATATAACTAAACTTAGTCTTATCTTGCATAGCTTTAGTCAAGCTAATAACTGATTGGATAGGCGTTAAAAAGCTCATGTCAGACTCCAAAAGTTTGCCAGTCAATAAGAACTGGATTTGCATCTATGATTGAATTTATATGATGTAAATTATGAAATTCTCCGCCATCCAAATTTGAATATCTTTCAAACTTAGATTGCTTATCTTCATCCCTAGTGTAACCTAAGTGTTGCATAATGAGACCAGAATTAAGCCAATAATTACTGCGTTGTAGCCAGTCTTGAACATAATTTGGCTCAGATCCACAAGCTAGTCTTCTATTTTTAAAGCCACCATTTTCTATAAATCTAAAAATTCTAGAACTATTTGTTGGAGCCCATAATTTATCCACCCTATACTGAGTTTCATTCCACATGTGATAAAATCTAACATTAACTACATCAAATGGAGACATATTTAACACATCTTTAATGCTAAGATTGTCCACATGAAATAGCTTCTCATCACAGTCAATTGCAATTATCCAGTCACCAACTTTAGCAAACTTTTCTAAGTTTGACCAAGCAAATGCCCTAAGCTGGCCCTCATGTTCTGTAAATAATGGACGATCAGTAGAGAATACTTCTGCGTATTTACCTGCAATACTGGCAGTGTCGTCATCAGAGCAATCATCTGTAAAAATTATTTTATCCACTTGAGTAGATAATCTTGCAAGTACATCTTCTAAAAATCTAGAAGATTCATTTCTTCCTATCATTTGAGCGTAAATCATTTATTCTCCTTAGAATAAGAATACGGGGAGAGAAGGAATGTCCAACTCTCCCCGTATTCTATAGATTAATAATTATCAGTTACTGTACTGTTCACGCGCCTGCATTGCAGTAATGCGCTCTACTTCTACATCCTTAAAAATAAGCTCTCCAGGAACAGCCGAGTTGCGACGAGTTCCTGTGGCAATTTTCTCTGCATCGGACTTATTGTTTGCCTTTACAACAGTAGTAGTTGTAACTGAAAAGTACTTAAACTTATTGTCTGACATTTATTTGACCTTTCTAGTCAATTAGTTGGATAATTTGTCGAAATATATTCTATAGCATCCTGCATTGAAGATGCAAGTCTAGTTGCCATATATTTCAAATAAACTCTATTTTTATTTTTATCACAGGTAAACACAATAGATGGCTGACCATTCATTTTAGCCCAGGCAAGTTCGAAATCAGTACCAATGTATGGACGATCAGGCAACATATACTCAACAAGCAAAATATCTGCACGACGTTGTAGAAAAAGATTTTTCTCTACAATTTCTTCAGGAGTTTCATAGCCAGTATCAACAATTTTAGTAGGATCTAGTACATCATATCCTGCTAAATGCAATGCCTGAGTAGCTGCCTTGCGCCATTCTATCCCATATTGCTCTACGCCTTCAATAGCTCCAGAAAGAAAAACTTTTAAACTCATTTTTTAATCTTTCTTACCACCAAAATATGGCTTAGCCAAATTATTGGTAATCAAAATATCATTTAAACACTCTGAATTAGAAGAAGTATAAATATCTGCTAAAATTCTTCCATACTTTTCTGTTTTTTCTTTATAGGTTTTTATGATAATTTCGTAACCATTTTTATCAAACCAATTTTTGATATATTCTTTAGTTAAAAGTCCAGACTGTTTTTCGGCTAAATTTGTAGTCCTAGTTTCAGGAGCATCTATTCCATACATTCTAACTCTAATCGAATGCCAAATATCAAATCCTAGATCAATATCTAAATCAAGAGTATCTCCATCTATTATTTTAACAACTTTAGCTTTATACCAATAAAGTTCCATTTTATTAATCTCTTTCTATACCAATATGATCGCATGCATTTCTAAATATTTCTCTACTGATAGGAAATTTAGAATCAGCTTCACTGAAGCCTTCTCCAGGCTTTGGAGAAGATGCATGCCAACTATGCCCTATTGATACTGATCCATCATAAATTATATTAAATCCCAAATGTCTAGCAAAATAAGAACACCAAGTTTCTTCATAATAATGAGGAGTAGGTAAAAATGCACCATCTGCGTTAGGGGCTATTTCTCTATATTTTGGATGGTTAGTTAACGTATCCCATACTTCACGATCTACGAAGTACGCTGATCCAGAAACAGTTACACACTCAATT